CGGTACGATTCTGTTAAAATCGAGTGACGATAATGAGTTTAATATTTTAAAATCAGATGATTTAATAATAGGTGGATATGCTTCAATAGAAATAGTAGACAAACAAAATGATTTAATTACATTAAAAGCATTAGAAGAAGCAGTAACAAAATATATGCAAGATGCAAAATACAGAAATGTAATGTCAAACCATTCAAATGTTCAAGTAGGAGATGTAATAGAAAAGTATAGAGATAAACATGGTAATCTCCATAGAACACAAGTAGATGATGTAGGATTTTATGTTGTTATTAAATTAAGAGATGACATAGAAAAAGCAAAAGAAATATCAAGAGGTATTAGAAAAGGAACATTACGTTCATTTAGTATAGGTGGTCAAGCCTTAAGTAAAAGAAAAAAGTCTAATGAAGAATTAGGTGAATATAACGAAATTGACAAGTTAGAACTCCATGAAGTAACAATTTGTGAGAAGGGGATAAATCCAGAAGCAAAGTTTGACATTCTAAAAGAGGAGAAAGATAAAATGAGTGAAAAGTTGGAAAAGGCTTTGGAGGAGTTAAACGGTCTTATGACTCAGTTAAACGACTTCAAAAAAGAAGAGTCCGACATGGACGACAAAGAGAAAATGTCCATGAAGGAAAAAGACGAGGAGAAAATGTCTATGGACGACGACAAAGAAAAAATGGGCTATGAGTCTATGGATTCTGATGAAGAAGACGTTGAAATGGCAGATAAAGACCTTGAAATGGCTGATATGGATGAAGCCGATATGGAAAGAAAAGGAAGAACTGGGCCAGAAGGCTTTGTTGAGAATGCAGGTGCGGGAGAACCCGGACAAGGTAAAAAGCATGAACAAGCAGGTCAGTTAGGTTCTCTCTACAAGGAGTGGTCGGATGATGAATTCGCTACTTTAGACCTTTCCCCAGATAACGTAGAAAAAGCCTACGAAGCGTACAAAGCAGAACAATTGGAGAAGATGGCTTATGATTCTCTAAAATCAAAGTTTGCTAGTAGGTTCGCTGATGAGCAAAATGTCAGAAAGGCATCAATTGCACGAAGCGAGTATGACGCAAAGAATGAAGTCGAAGCACTAAGAGAGGAGTTTGCTACCTTAAGGAAATCCCTTTCAGAACAGACTGAAACAATTGCTAAAGCACAAACAGTAGAAGTGCCTGATGTAGATGTTTCAGAAATGTCATGGGCTGAGATAAACAGTTTTGTTTCACAATTTGAGGAGTGATTTAGATGAGTGGATATATTAAGACAATGAAAGATTTAGAGGCTGCAACCTACGGAGTTAGGGGCGGTACAGGTAATGCTCTATTAAAGAGCGCAGGTGTTGTTGGTGGATTACATACCGCCCACGATGCTTCAACGTCTGTTATGAGTGGTGCAAGCGGATTATCTTCGCTTTACAACAAAGTATTCGGACAAAAGGTATGGTCAATGCTAAACCAAGAGGTTAATGCTTTGGCTATTCTACCTAAAAGGCCATACACATCAAGTGGATGGAGAATCCTAAAAGCCAGAGCAGAAGGTGGAAGTGGTTCTACCTTTGATGTTGGTGGTTCAGGAGTAGGAACGACAAGAGGTACTGCAACACCAAGAGCAGATTTAATTGGTGCAGTACCGGAGAATGCATCATTAGGTACTGGAAATGATATTCCGGCCATTACGCCAGAATACACAACACTATTCACCAGTCCTAAAACCGTTGCTCATCTGTTTGAGTTTTCTGAGATTGCTCTTGAGATGGCAAAGATTGACGATGGTGTAGGCGACTTAAGAGCCTTAATCCGTGAGGATATGGGTAAACACCACGCTGAAGTACAGAACAAGATGCTACTAATGCCTCTTGAGAAGTATGACGAAGCAAACACAGTAACAAACCTTGGTAGGCAATATACTTCTTTAATGAAGGTCGTTGCTTCAAGTGCTGAGTTAAACGCATTGAATGACGCTGGACTTCTAGCAACATCTGCGTCTGCATCAACACTACCAACAACCATAACCACGATTTACGGTGCAACAGACCGTCAATTATCTAGTGGTAACGCTTCTGCGTCTTTCCTAGATGCAGAGGTTGATTTCGGTGATGGATATGCAGCCGCAAACTGCCGTGTTCTAACCTTAACTATCTTAAACGATATGCTAAGGCGAATCCGTCAGAACGGTGGTAGTCCAAAAGTTATCTTAACTGGATATGATACTATTCAGCATCTAGGTGACTTACTACAAGCACAAGAGAGGTTTATGGACAGGAAAGAAATTATTCCTACACATAACGGAGTAAGAGGAGTTAAGGGTTCAGAAGTCGGCTTTAGGGTCGCTACTTACTTTGACATACCAATTATTCCTTGTAAGGATATGCCAAAGACTGCTCATGGTAGTGCAACAAACACCCTAAGTGATTTACTGATACTTGATACCGACCATCTATGGATGAGCGTTATGAAGCCTACTCAGTATTTCGAGGATGGTATTGACAACGGCAACCCATTTGGTGTTGGAACGCTCGGAAACCAAGCAATGTTTAGAACCATTGCTGAAACTGGTTGTTCCTTCTTCAAGGGCCAAGGTAAGATAACCAACCTAAAGAGTGCGTGAGGTGATTAAGCATGGCATTAGCATACACCGTTACTTTACTTGCCGACCATAAGGGAGTTACACTTCCTAAAGCAGTAGGTGATGAATATGTTGTTGATGCTTTGATAGATGTAACCCAAGTAGTCGCAGCAGGGTCAGTAATCCCTGCTTCGGCTCTTGGCCTATCATCTGTTCATTGCGTATCAATCACAGGTTGTGACAACGCTAACGCAGTATTGCCATTAGTGGAAATTAGTGCTACTGGTGCTTATGAGAGTGCAACATCTTTTGCTCTCATGTTCACCGCATTAGATGGTACTAACGCTACGCTAAGTAATGATGCTAACGGCGGTTCTGTTAGAGTGAGAGTTTGGGGTAATCTCTAAATAAGTAATGTGGCCTTTGCCCCTATGTAAGTAGGGGCATTGGTCACTATACACTAGAGGATGTAATATAATGGCTTTTCTAGAATTAAGTAATGAAGGTAAGTCTGTTAGTTATTACCATGCTAACGGAACGGAATATGTATTTGAGTACGCCAAGAAAACTAAAGTAGACTTAAACATGGCATTAGGTTTTTTGGGTGCAGATAAATACAAAGTCACTTTTGATTTAAGTGACAAAGATGCGATTGCAGGGGCATCTGATTGGGCTATTAAACTGTTAAAGGCTGAGTTTAATGTATTAGGAGATAAGGAAGATTTACTCAAAACAATGTTTCCAGTATCAAAACCTAAGAAAATAGTCAAAAAAGTACAGAAGGCAGTTGTGCCTGTAAAGCCAACAACGCCTAAACCAGTAACGACTGAAAAGAAGACACCAAGCAAGGTTGATAAGGCCAAGGCTTCTTCCGATGAATGAGAGGGCGACAGAATGGTTAGTGGATGTAATACAACAGGTGTGTTAAACGCTACTAAACTATGTTATGTTGGAAAGGCTCGTATTGCCTCTATCAAGGTATTTGGTACAGGCACTACGGCCGGAAGCATAACAGTTTATGATTCTAGTTCGGCTACTACATCAGGCAAAAAGGTCGTTACAAAGATGTATGTTGGTGCTTCAAATTCACCACACAACTATGATTTTGACTTTCATGGGGCAATTGTCGCAGAAGGAATTTATGTAGTAGAATCCGGTACAATAGAATATTCTATCGAATTCTTCTGAGTGATTAAATGCCAGCGTTAGAAAAAGAAACAAAACTCGTAATGACGATATTATTCGTCGGAGCGATAAGCGGAACAAACGTCTACTTCTATGCGAAGTATGGCGATATGATTGCGTTCAATAATTACGCCCATGCGTTAGTCTTTGGACTAATGACCATTGGTGGTATATTGACAATGAAAGCAATATTTGATTTAGCATTGAACGACTATATTGAAATGGCTCTACTAGACAGACGAATTGCTGCATATTGGGCTAAGAAACAAAGAGATGACAAACAAAGAGAGAAAATCAGGTCTACTATGCAACAGTATAGAATACCCCAACAACAATTCACCCCTCCATTTAATCAACCACAAGTGGTTGAAGAACGGCAGACGGTTACTCCTTCTTTCTTAGCGAAATTAGAGTGATAGTATGTTAGATGCCATAGCATTTGGAATGGATGAAACCGCTTTAGCCTATGATATGCAAAGAGCGCATTCAGCAGATGTATGGTTTCTAAGAGCCAGATTTTATTTTTGGGGAACAATAAGTACAGTAGTTGGATTTTTAATAGGACACGGTATTTCTTTAGCGGGAGTTAATCTATATGTTTCGGCATGGGAGGGTTTTTGGAATTTCATACATCATTTGTGAGGTGCTTGAATGTCGGTAATGACTGGTTTCGTTATTATAATGGCGGAACAAATAGGTCTATTATGGAAAAAACTTCATGCAGTTCCTTTTGGTGTTTATGGTGCTAGTAAAGTTGGAAAAACTACTTTACATCATCAATTAAGAACAAGAGGCGAAGTACCAAAAATAAAAGAAAGAACAGTTGGAAGAGGGAGAGCAACAAGAAAGTCTATTAAAATAGATGGCGACCAACATACAATTAGAACGGCAGATATAGGAGGAGAAACAGTTTATTGGGGTGAATGGCTAAAGGATATGAAAAGCCGTAAAGTCAAATACATTATTTTTATGATTGACGATAGACACATGGATAAACACTATGATATAGAACAACAATTATGTTGGACATTTTTAGTAGATACAATATGTTCTAAATATTGGGATGCAATAAATAGAAGGCAGAAGAAAAAGAATCATGATTATCCAGTAGCAGTAGGTTTATGGGCAAACAAATTTGATTTGTGGAAAGATAAATATGAATATGAAGACATACAAAATCATCCTATATTTGAATCATTTAAAGATGGAATGCAAAAGTTAAATGATAAAGGAATACCATGTTACAAATATATAGTAAGTGCAAAATCAGATTCAGAAATGGTATATCGTGGAATAGCAACAATGATAGAGGACTATTAATGATAACAAACAATTGTTCAATGTCGCCATATTGCGACTGCATAGAATGTAAGGAGAGAAGAGTATGACTATGAATTACCAACCGCCAAGTTTAATCGGTGCTACTAATGCATCAGTAGCCAATCCGTTTATGCCCCCATTGAAATTTGCTAGAGCAGCAGGGGCTATAATGACATATGAATATAAAAGTGAAAAGCCAAAGAAACAAGTAAAAGAGATGATTAAAGTTTTATGGCCTGAAAGAAAATCATTTTTGAAAATACCTTTCGGCTACAAATTCAACACAAAAGATAGATGTGTTGTTTGTGGTACTCACAAGGTTTGGGATATGTCCGACCCTATGAGGCCACCTATACCTTTACACAAAGTAAAGAAAGGTTATCCAATGAGAGGTACTTATTGCGATAAACACGCAGGTTTGCATAGACAGTATGAAATGCTAGAGCAACAGATAATAGCAGATGAACACGGTTTAGAGTTCAACCAGTACATACCTAAACCAAAAGTACCTAAGATGTTACAATCTGCACCGCTAACTTCATTAAGGCAATCTGATATAGAGTCATTGTCTGAGATAGGGTGGATGATAAGACCCCCTAAAATGTTGAATGAAACCAACGAAGACGAATTATTTAGATTAACAATAGAAAGTCATGCAATCAATAAAAGAGTAATTGAACTAATGACTAAAGGCACACAAGTAGTGCAACAAGAAATACAGGAAATAGAGGTGGAATAAAATGGGAGTGTTTGGAACAAGCAATACAACATTAGCAAACCAAATCACCGCACAAGGGGCGGCTGATTTTAAAGCAGTAAATAACCTGCTAACATTACAAGAAAACCATGTAGAAGAATTCTTTACCTATCACGGAATAGAATTCATTACTGCATTTGAGAAACTACTAGAAGATGTAACTACTAGAGTAGTAGCACAAATGTTACCTAAATTGAAGTTTATTAATAATACAAATGGTGATTTAGAAGTAGAACAAAACGCACTAAGAGAGTTTGAAACTATTACTGCGGAAAATATTACTTTAGATATTCAGTCAATTGTATCGGCTGCACTAAATACAGAAGTAGTTATGCAAAGAAAGATGGCTAAACAACAATATCTTGAGGCACAAGGTTTTGCTACTGCACAAGTACCACAACAACAAATGCCACAAGGATATCCACAACAAGGCGGTATGCCTAATGCGGGTGGATTAAACCCTAGTGAAATTAGTGGTGGTAATCCTATGGTACAAGCCAATAACATGATGATGCAACAACAACAGGCTTTTAACAATCCTTCAGGTTATCCAGTACCGCCCGCAGGTACAGATACAATGGGCAATCCATACTGGATAGACCCCGCTACTGGACAAGCCACATATACACCGCCGGGTTCCGGTTTAGGTCTAGGTGCAATGATTCAGAAAGGGGCTGCATGGGCAGCGTGGCTTGCATGAGGGGGATAAATGACTATAATTATCCCTTCTCGACTTGTGTTGGATAAACAAAATAGTGCCATCACACTAGGCGAAACAATACGGTTAGACAGTTCTGATATGGGTCAGACTTCTAGCCCTATGTTTCGTTTAATGGTAAAGTTTCTGTTGAATCCTGTGTCGAGTGGTTCTTACAATAATGTAGAAAGAAATTTATCTAAGTATTTAGATTATGAATTCATGCAAGAGGCATCAGAAGAAACTTCTGATATGGAATATGAAGAAGCAGAATATAAGAAATATGTTGATGATGCATATAAATTATTATCCGAAATGGATATTCAAACGTTTTTGGATGAACACGTTAAACCAAAACTATCCGGTAGTAGGATAGCAAATTTCTCTCAATCTGATTTAGATGCAGTCATTAGAAATCTAGGCAATGAAGAATTGCCAATGAAAGATTATCTAACATCTTCTGGTTTTAATAAAATAATGGGAACTAGAAAAACAGGAGATAAGAGTAGAAAGATTAGAAACATAGCAGAATCAAAAGCAATGTATGAAGATGCTTTGGATGATATTGGTGAGTACATAGAAATTTCTGAAATAAGAAGAGGGGAAAGAAAAGGTGGCGCAGGTGGCTATTTAACAACAGTTGATGGAGTGCGTGAAGAACGACCTGCTACCCTTATTGAGTATAAAATAGAAATAGATACAGAAAAGATGTTTAAAGATATTTTTGAAGATGCTGGAATTGAACCTAGAATAGATGTAAGAAAGGCAGAAGCAACATTAGAAGAGGTTATAGAAGATTATTCTAAATCACAACAAGATGATAGTTATGACTTAGAAATAACTCCTAATATGCCTAATCTTGAAGATTTAAGAGAAAGCGGTTTTGAATTTATTTGGTTTCCTAAAGACTTAGTACAAAAGGCACTCAAAGATTCTGGATTAGCAGAACAAATAATTAGAATAAATATGAAACTTATTTGGAACGAAGATAGAGTGGAATATGATGGATTGCCATTTGATGCGTTAGATGATAAACAAAAAGAATTATTATTATTATTATACAATACTGATGTAATAAAGATAGATTCTATTTATAGATATGTAAAGGATGAAGTTGTACCTTCAAATAGAAACTTAAATCAATTAGAAAAGAAGTTTTTAAAGGAAGAAATAGAACCTAGAGCGAAGAAACAAGCAACTGAGCCTAGTTTTGAAGATGAATTTGAAGAAAAACTATGGTCTAAAATTAATGATAAGGTAAGACTAGAAAGAAAGATGGATATTATATTACATGCACCAGATGAAAGTAAGCATAGTGAAACTAAATTATTTGTAACACCAATAAATTATAATCAATTGAAAGTAGACGGAAAGGAAGGACTACTTAGTGTCAAGAGAAATGATTCATCTAAAGAGTTTCATAGTATCATAAAACAGATGTTAAGCCCTAATGATATTGGTATTCATACTTTAACTGCAAGAGTGATTAAAGTAGATGACCCTTACGTTAAACTTGCAGAAGGTTATATCAATAGACCTACCATGCCAAGTGGCGGGTCATCAGCAAAGAATAAAAAAAGATTTAGAGAACTATTAGATGAAACATGGAATGTGTTTAGACTAATAGATGCAGAATACAAATCAAAGGGAAAACCATTTTTGAGTAACATAAAGGAAACTAGTCCACAAAGAGTATCAAAACCAGAGAGGTCATTGACTGATGTTGACTATGATAGAATGGATAAGCCTTTGACTAGGCCGGGTAAAAACCCACCAACTCAAGGACAAAGTAGAGTTAAAGAAGGAGGCCAAGTGGCCTTGATTAGTGTTCAATCAAGAGTGTTTAATAGTTCACTAAAAAGACAACTTAGAAAGTTAAGGAGGTATGTAAATGAGTAAATTAAAGACAGAAAGTGATTATGTGATTGCCGGATTACCCAATTATTCGACGGGAATAGGGCATTATACTACACATACAGAAGTATCTGATTTACTACAAGTAGGTGCATTTACTAATTCAAGTGTACCTAGTATTGCACAAGTAGGTAAGATAATTAAGAGAGTAGAAGGAAAGATAGACAATAGCATAAAATTGTCATATAGACCAGAAATAATTAAGGATGAAATACACAACTTTGATTCTCTAAACCAAAGTGCATATCCTGTTATTTCTCATAAGGACTATGTTGGGTTTATTCAGTTAAATACTGAGTCACTTAGAAAGTTAATCAAGTTAGAAGTTTATCAAGGAGATGACTATGTAGACCTTGCTTCTGCTAGTGTTAAATATACTCCACCAGAAAGTGCAGTTAATGGTACATTTACAATCACATTAGGAGTTGGAGATGCAGGTACAGGTTATAGATTCGTATTGACTAAAGGAAATTCAAACGGGTTTTATGACACCTTTGGTAGAAAAACTACTGTTTTACAAATATGTGATGCAATAAACGAAGTATTTCCTTCAAAGACTGCACAATTCACAGGAGAAACGGCAATAAAAACTACTACTGATGCTCCTGATAATGGTGGTGTAACTAGAAGTATTTCTGATTTCTTTTATGCTAGTCCTTCTGGTGATGGTACACAAGTATGTATTTCTTCTTTATTGCCTTCTGATGCAGGTACTATTTGTACTATTCAAGCAACACATGGTAGTCCTACTTCTTCTACATCATTTACAGATAATGAATCAGCAGGTAGAGATGATGACTTCTGGACTATTAGTGATGAAGGTAAAATATTCTTTAAACAAAATTATCCTTATTATGAATATCATTCTATTAGAGTAACATATGTACGAGGTAAGTCAAGAGTACCTGCTGAAATACATGAGGCTGCGACTAAACTAGTTGCTGCGGAAATACTAGTTCATGATGATAATACTATACTTATTGCTGAAACAGGTGCTAACATAGACTTGAAGATGAAGCATGAAATCCTAATAAAAGAAGCAGAAGATATTATCAAAGGAAAGCAAGTGCTTCTCCATCTCATTGATTAGGTGTTATCATGAACCAGAAAGAAATGTTTGCTTCCATTCTAAATTATGCTAAGGAACAAGCAAGAATAGCCAAAGAACGAGAAGAAATAATGTCGGGGCTTACATCTGGCGACAAAAGTTTTGGTATTGAAACAAAGGAAGAAATAGATTTCTATCTAGTTAATGTTGGAATGCAAGAAGGTGCTAAGAAAATGATGCAACTCAATGGGGAATACTATAAACAAGCAATTAATGTAGCGAGGCAAAATCATGTTAGATGAAGTTACATTTGTTATACGTCTACTAAGTGATAATTGGGCTACTGCATCTTCATCGGATGGTAGTGGAAACAATGGGTTTGGCGACCCTACTCCGGGTTTAGCACAACATCGTGTTACTCCTACATTTGTTGATGTTAGGTCAATAGAACCCGGCAAGGGAAGAAGATTTGATGCTGACCAAAACGCAGTTATTGTGGTGTTT